ATATCAGGAAGGCGGAGAAGTTGAACAACAAAAATCTCAACGTAGACTTTCTGATGAACAATACCTACCAAGGAGAACTCCTACGGAGTTACCGGATCCTGATCCTAAAGCTGAAGATTGGGCGTCTAAAAACAGATGGTTTGGTTCAGACCGAGCTATGACGTTTACTGCGTTCGAGATTCATAAAGATTTAGTAAACAAGGAAGGTTTTGATCCTAAATCAGAAGAATATTATAAGGAAGTTGATAGAAGGATAAAGCTTGACTTTCCTCATAAATTTGATAAAGGTGGTAGTGTAAATACGTCCGAACCCGTTCAGACGGTTGCTTCTGCTAAAAGAAGCGTTAAACCAGGACGCCAAACTGTGAGACTCACTTCCTCACAGGTAGCAATTGCTAAAAAATTAGGAGTGCCGCTTGAAGAGTATGCGAAACAATTAAAAATCACGAAGGAGGCATAAGCATATGAATACAAATGATAAAAAAACTTCCCGTGCGAACCAAACAAGGTCTAAATCTGAAAGACCAAAAGTATGGGTTCCACCATCATCTCTAGATGCACCACCAGCGCCTAAAGGCTTTAGGCACAGATGGATAAGAGCTGAAAGTGTTGGTTTTGACGACACTAAAAACATCTCAGGTAAATTAAGATCTGGATGGGAATTAGTGAGATCTGACGAATATGAAGGTTCGGACTATCCTGTTGTTAAAGACGGAAAATACGCTGGGGTAATTGGAGTTGGTGGCCTATTGCTGGCTAGGATACCTGAAGAACTCGCGAAGCAACGTACTGAATATTTTCGTAAACAAACGGAAGCTCGGGACGAAGCAGTTGACAACGACTTAATGAGGGAACAGCACCCAAGTATGCCGATCAATATTGATCGACAGACACGTGTAACCTTCGGTGGTACAAAGAAAAGTTAATTTTTTAACAATTCTCAAACCAACGAATTAAACTAACCCGTTTACAATTTAACGATTGTAAACATTAACGGAGTAATACTATGGCAAATAGAAATAGCGCCGGTTTTGGATTTATTCCTGCAGCAACGTTGGGTAACACCCCAGCTACTCAGGGATTGTCTAAATATTGGATTGCTGCTGCATCTACTGTTGATTTATATCACGGTGGCGCGGTTGAAATCACAGACGGCTATGTAACATCTGCTGAATTAACCCCTGCTACAAGACCTGTAATAGGTGTGTTAAACGGTATCTTTTATAACGCGACGAGTACTAAAAAACCGACGTGGGCTAACTGGTACGAGCAGCCAATTACTCCAGCTAACAGTGAAAATATTCAAGCTTTTGTAAATGACTATCCTTTCCAGGAATATGTTGTTTCTACAGATGCTGCTGTAACGCGAGCCGGCTTCATGGAAACCTATAGTTGTTTTAACAACACAGGTGGAACTGATGCAACTGGCGTATCCAGCACTACTTTGGATATTGGTTCGACTAGTGGGACTGCAAACCAATGGAGATTGATCAGAGAAGCAGAAGATCCTGAAAATCAGGATATTACTGCTGCTTATTGTTCAGTCATCGTGGTGCAAAGCACTAATCAAATCGTCACTCAAACAACATAGGAGCAAATAGACATGGCAATATCAAGAGCACAGCTAGTTAAAGAGCTAGAACCAGGCCTAAATGCACTATTTGGGCTGGAATACAAACGGTATGACAATGAGTCATCCGAAATATACGCAACCGAGTCTAGTGACAGAGCTTTCGAAGAGGAAGTAATGTTATCAGGATTCGCTAACGCTGACGTAAAAGCTGAAGGTGCTGGGGTTTCATTTGATGAAGCTCAAGAGACTTTCACTGCACGTTACACTCACGAGACAGTAGCTTTAGCATTTGCTATAACTGAAGAAGCTATGGAGGACAACCTCTATGACAGAATTTCTTCTCGTTATACAAAAGCTTTGGCAAGATCTATGGCTAACGCTAAACAAGTTAAAGGGGCAGCACCATTAAATAATGGCCTACCCGGAGTAGCTACCTTCACAACAGGTGATGGAGTTTCATTAATAAATGCTTCTCACCCAACTATTGCAGGTACGTTTAGTAATACGCTATCAACAGCAGCAGATCTAAACGAAACATCATTAGAGCAAGCAATGATTGACATTGCAGCTTTCACTGATGAACGTGGATTAAGAATAGCAGCGCAAGGGAAGAAAATGATCATCCCTTCTGCTCTTCAATTTACTGCTGAGAGAATATTGAAGTCTCCAGGCAGAGTAGGAACAGCGGACAATGATATCAATGCACTTAAAAACTTGGGGATGATTCCTCAAGGTTATAGAGTCAATCACTTTGTGACTGACACTGATGCATGGTACATTATCACTGATGTTCCAAACGGCATGAAGTATTTCGATAGAGCACCATTGAAAACAGCAATGGAAGGCGATTTCGATACTGGCAATGTTAGATATAAAGCTAGAGAAAGATACAGTTTCGGCTGTTCTGACCCTAGAGGTATCTATGCATCACCAGGTGCGTAATTAAAACTAATTATGTGGCGGCGCCTTAATGTCGCCACATTTTACTGATATAATGAATTCTATGAAAAAATTCCTCATAAATATTTGGGCATATGATTATCACGCTAAATTTGAAGTCTTAGCGGAAGATAATGCCCTTTCCATTGAAAAATCAATCCTTGACAAGCTAGGAGAAAAAAGTATAAAATGGGAATCAACTGGAATGTTTAGCAACACTCCTAAGAGAATAACCTATGAGGAGGTTATAAATGACACAAGACCTATACACTACAAAACGGTCCTTGGAGTTAGACTGGCAACAAGAGCACCTGAAGGAAGGCAAATATAACTTGAATATGGGATATATTGACAAAAAAATTCAGGAAGTTATTAAAGAAATCATTGCCAAAGAGTTTGAAGAACAAACACTTCAGACCAAAATAGACCAGGCCAAGGCCGAAGTTTCGATAGCCACTTAAGCGCTATCAAAAATCAATTTTTTCCCTAGGGGTACCTTGCACTTTTTTTTAAAATAGTGTATAAATAACTTACTATACAATTAATTAATTTGATGTAGACGAGTATAGTCGACGGCCTAGAGACTACATCATATAAACTAGGAGAATAATATGGCAAATACAACGTTTCAAGGACCAGTAATATCCAAAAAAGGATTTTACAATACAGGTCCAGCTAATGTTATAGATGCTGATTCAAGTACATCATTAACAGTTGCTACTCATGCGGGTAGAATTGTACATAATGATGCGGCTGGAGCAGTGACTTATACGCTACCTGCAGTTAATGCGACGGCCGATTCGGCGGTTGCAGGACCAGGTCCAGACATAAATAACCTCAATAATGTTGGGGCGACTTTTACTATCATAAATTCCATTACGAAAACTGGAGATTTAGTTGTACAAGTTGCGAATTCAACTGACGTTATGAGTGGAGGTGCATTCTTTATTGATGACACTTCTGACAATGTCGTTGGATTTGAAACAGTATCAGCATCAGACACTATTACATTAAATGGTACTGATACAGGCGGTGTAACTTATGCAAAAATAGTTTGCACAGTGCTTGGTACAGGTCTATGGTCGGTTTCCGTCCATACGGGATGTACTGGAACACCAGCTACTTGTTTTAGCGCAGCGGTAAGTTAATAAATAATATAGTGAGCTCCTTCGGGAGCTCACAATAACAGGATAAAATTATGGGTACATATTTAAATGACGTAAAAGCATCTGTAGAATTAACATCTTCAGGAAGATTGCAAGGGCTTATAGCGGGTTCAGCTGCTAATTTAGGACCTTGTAGAATTATAAGTATCAATGCACACTTAACAGGGGCAGATGGTGAAATAACTATTCAAGATGCTACTAGTGCAACTGGTGATATTAAAATTCATCTTAAAGGTGGAAGTACAAGTAATGATACTTTCAATTTTAATTTTGGTGGTAATGGAGTTAAATTTGATACGGCACCTTACGTAACATTATCAGCTATAGATTCATTTACAGCCTATTACGGATAGGAGACTAAATGGCAAATACTACTTCGGGAACAGTTGTTTTTGATAAAAATTTTGCTGTCGATGATGTCATCGAAGAAGCTTATGAAAGAATAGGTTTACAAGGAACATCAGGATATCAATTAAAAACAGCACGAAGATCTTTAAATATTCTTTTTCAAGAATGGGGAAATAGAGGAATTCATTTTTGGGAAGTAGGTGATACTAATATAGATCTTGTGGAAGGCCAAGCTACTTATACTTTTTACAGAGCAAGCAGCGATGGTGCAAGTGCTACTACTGCTGGAGGAACAAGTGGATCTTCTACTTATGGTCTTTCTGATATATTAGAATGTACATACAGAACTAATTACGCTACAACTACTGAATCTGATTCATCAATGACAAAAGTTGATAGATCAACTTATTCAGCATTAGCAAATAAATTATCTAAAGGAACTCCAAATCAATATTGGGTTCAAAGATTAATTGATAGAACAAGTATTACTTTTTATCCAACTCCAGATTCTACAGCAGCATCTAAATATGCTCATATTTATTTTGTTAAAAGAATTCAAGATGCTGATTCTACTTATACTGATGCGACAGATATTCCTTATCGTTTTGTTCCATGTATGTCCGCAGGATTAGCTTTTTATTTAAGTCAAAAATATAATCCACAGCTTTCTCAACAAATGAAACTTTATTACGAAGATGAATTAGCAAGAGCTTTAGCAGAGGATGGATCTCCTGCGAGCAGCTATATAACCCCTAAAACTTATTTTCCGAGCGTATAATGGCTAGATTTGCATCAGGTAAATACGCATTATCAATTTCAGATAGATCTGGAATGCAATTTCCTTATTTAGAAATGGTTAAGGAATGGACAGGAGCTTGGGTTCATTTTAGTGAATTTGAGCCTAAACAACCACAAATAAGTCCAAGACCCGTGATCGCTGATCCACAAGGATTGCAACGAGTTAGACCGGCGCGAACAGCACCCGCTGTTACACAATTATTACCAAATAATCCTTTCACTACTTATTCATCAGGTTCATCTTATATAAATGTTAATGCCCCTAGTCATGGTTTAACAAATGGAAGTACTTATAGATTTAGAGGAATGCCAACTACCGCAGGAGCTTATACTGATCCACCTACTTTTGATGGAATTACAGGAGCTAAAATTGCTTTAGCGGCAGGTTATGCTATCACTACAGGAAAATATGTTTCTGGAGCTAGAGATACAGATTATACAACAGATTGGTTTTATTTTGTAGTGAATACTGATACAGCTACAACAGGTGGAATAGAAGGAGGAGGTTATCCAGTGTCCGTTGGACCGGTAACCATAGAAGCATAATGGCAGGATATACACTTTCAGCATTAGAAGCTGACATTAGAAGTTATACTGAAGTAGATAGTACTGTTTTTAGTGGTGCTACTCTAGGCAGATTTATAGAAAACGCTGAATATAGACTTTTAAGAGATCTTCCAATTGATGCAGATAGAAAACAACAATCAGGAAATTTGGTCACAGGACAACAATATATAAATTGTCCAGCAGGATGTTTATTTACCCGTGGAATACAGGTTTATACCTCAACTTCAGTTATTACTGGAGCTAATACTTGGCTACAAAAAAAGGACCAGACTTTTTTAAATGAATATGTATCGGCCAATACCGATACTGGAAGTCCTAAATATTATGCTCAATTTGGGGGAGCAACAGGGACAACTGATACTACTTCGGGTAAATATATGTTTGCTCCTGTTCCTGATAGTACTTATATGTTTCAAGTGCATTTTAATGCTATGCCTACTAGTTTGGTGACAAATACCAGTGGAACTTATATAAGTAAGAACTTTCCAAATGGATTATTATATGCCTGTCTTGTAGAAGCTTATGGATATTTAAAAGGTCCAATGGATATGTTGACAATGTATGAACAAAAGTATAATAATGTAGTTCAGAAATTTGCTGCAGAGCAAATTGGGAGAAGAAGACGAGATGACTATACGGATGGTACAATTCGTATTCCAATTGAGTCTCCGAATCCTTAACTTAGGAGATAATTATGGCAATAACATCAGCAATTTGTTCAAGTTTTAAACAAGAACTTTTACAAGGTATGCATAGTTTTGAATCTTCAGGTGGAAGTACTTTTAAAATTGCATTATTTACAAGTTCAGCAACTTTAAATGCTACAACTACTGATTATTCAACATCTAATGAAATTACAAACGATGCAGGAAGTGCTTACAGCGCAGGCGGAAGCGCCTTAACAAATACAGGAGTAGGTTTAACTTCTACAACTGCATTTACAGATTTTACAGATGTAGCATGGACAACTGCTTCATTCACAGCGAATGGTGCATTAATTTATAACACAACAACAGATGGTGGATCATCCACTACAGATGCTGTTTGTGCAATTGCATTTGGATCTGATAAAACAGCAACCGCTGGAACTTTTACAATTCAATTTCCCGCTAACGATTCATCAAACGCAATCATAAGATTAGCGTAAGGAGACCTTCCTTATGCCTACCGTAACAGAAGGTTGGGGACGCAGAACCTGGGGGCGTGCCAACTGGGGAGATGCTACTCTTTATACTGAAGGATGGGGAGCTCTTGGTTGGGGTGATAATGAATGGGGCGAATTAAAAGACGCAACAATTACTCTTACAGGAATTTCTTTTACAGCTAGTATTGGAAGTGTTACTAATGTTGTAGATGTTACAGTCGAACCAACAGGAATAAGTGCTACTTTTAATGTTGGGGATCCTACAATAGTTGTAGATTCTTCTTTAGAAACTTCTAATTTTTTAATTAGTTCACTACAAGGAACTATTACTCCAGTTGTTGATGTAACACCTACTATTACAGGTTTAGATATAACTGCAGCTATAGGAGTTATTGATCCTGCAGATCAAGTGGTTGGTTTTGATGGATTAGAAATTACATCCACTCAAGGAACAGCTGTTGCACCAAATGAAGATGTTTCACCTAGTGGATTAGCTATTACGTCTGAAATGGGTACTCCTGTATTTATTAATGAAGTGGTAGTTGAACCTTCAGGACTTGCAATTACTTCTTCATTAGATAGTGTAACCGTACCTAATGATGCAGCCGCTTTAACAGGACTTTCAGCAGAATTTACTCTTGGAACAATTGTTGGAATGGGTTCTGTAGTGGTCCAACCAAGTGGTATATCTAGTACCATGAGCCTTGGTTCAATAGCCGATCTTCCTGATCAAATAGTTAGTTTTGATGGGGTATCTTCAAGTTTCAGCGTTGGAAGTGTAGATTTACCTGATCAGGTGGTAAGCTTTGATGGTCTTTCAGCAAGCTTTACTTTAGCTTCCCCTTTTATTATAAATTATGAAAATATTGACACGGGCTCAAATATTACTTATAGTAATATTTCAACTGGTTCTAATATAACATATTCAAATGTTGCAACTGGATCAAATATAAGCTATAGTGATGTAGCATAGGAGAAAAATGGCATCGAATTATAATTCATTGGGTTTCAACTTAATGACCACTGGCGAAAATGCCGGTACATGGGGAACCAATACTAATCTAAATTTAAATTATCTGAGAGATACATTTGGTTATATTTCTATCGCAATGACATCGGATAGAACTTTAACTATACCTGATAACTCTACCGGAACTTATGATGGTAGAGCATTTATTATCGAATTAACAGGAACTCTT